TCACTACTTCGGTAGTGATTTTTTTTTACTTAAAAATTCTATAACTTATATTTATATGTGATATGGCAAATGGTATTACATACGGTATAGGGTTTCCCTTCGTTGATTCGTTTACAGGTAGATATTTAGATGTTACTGAAACTACTGAAGCTGAGATTAGAGGTAATTTAGTACACCTACTTTTAACAAGAAGGGGTAGTAGATATTTTTTACCTGATTTTGGAACAAGATTATATGAATATATATTCGAACCGCTTGATGGTCCTACGTTTTCGGATATTGAAGCGGAGATAAGAGACACTATTAGAACATATATGCCAAACTTACAAGTCACAAACATTGTTGTTGAACCGGCATCTGCAGGACTTGAAGATAAAGGTTTCACTGTAAATGAATATGGTGAACGAGAATTTAAAGTTACAAACATTGCCAATTTAGAACATACGGCAAGAATCAAAATTGATTATAAAATCACTGATTCGGCATTCGAATCACAAGATTTTGTTATATTAAATATTTAATGATATATGGCTGAAAAAAAGATATCCTATACGGTCCGAGATTTTCAAGGAGTAAGATCTGAGTTAATAAATTTTACAAGAACTTACTATCCTGATTTAGTTCAGAACTTTAATGATGCTGGGATTTTTTCAGTAATGTTAGATCTTAACGCAGCGGTAACTGATAACTTAAATTATCAAATTGATAGAAGTATTCAAGAAACAGTATTACAATTTGCTCAGCAAAAAAACTCAGTTTATAATATTGCAAGAACTTACGGTCTTAAAGTACCAGGTCAAAGACCATCAGTTGCTTTAGTTGATTTTTCAATAACAGTTCCTGCTTTTGGGGATAGAGAAGATATAAGATATTGTGGTATCTTAAGAAGAGGATCTTTGGTTAATGGTGCAGGACAACCTTTTGAAACTGTTTATGACATTGATTTCGCATCACCAATTAACGCTGAAGGATCACCAAACAGATTAAAAATACCAAACTTTGATTCAAGTGGTAAATTAATAAATTATACTATTGTTAAAAGAGAAGTTGTCGTAAACGGTGTTACAAAAGTGTTTAAAAGAACAATTACGGCTAATGATGTAAAACCATATTTAGAATTATTCCTTCCTGAAAAAAATATATTAGGAATAACTAGCGTTTTATTAAAACCTGGAACACAATATTCTACAGTTCCAAACCCACAAGATTTTTTAAGTTTAGGACCTGAAAGATGGTATGAAGTTGATGCTTTAGTTCAGGATAGAATTTTTGTTGAAGACCCAACTAAAGTTTCAGATCAACCTGGAATTAAAGTTGGAAGATACATCACAACCTCAAATAAATTTATTTCTGAATATACACCACAAGGTTTTTGTAAAATGACTTTTGGTGGTGGTAACATTTCAGCCGAAGAACAATTAAGAGAATTTGCTCGTGACGGTAAAGGATTTGATTTAAGTAGATATACTAACAATTATGCGATGGGGGCGGCATTAACACCAAACACAACTTTATTTGTTCAATATAGAATAGGTGGAGGTTTGGCAAGTAATGTTGGTCTTAACACTATCAATCAAATTGGAACGGTATCATTTGCGGTAAATGGACCTTCTGATTCTGTTAATAGAAGTGTTATTAATAGTCTCCAATGTAATAACGTAACTGCGGCAATCGGTGGTGCTAATTTACCAACAACGGAAGATGTTAGAAACATGGTTTCATTTAACTTCGCAGCACAAAACAGGGCAGTGACTGTTAATGATTATAATTCATTGATAAGAACAATGCCTTCACAATACGGTGCACCAGCAAAAGTTGCAATTACTGAAGAAAATAATAAAATTAGAATCAAAATGTTGTCATACGACACAAATGGTAGTTTATCTAATGTTGTGTCAAATACTTTAAAACAAAATATTGCAAATTATTTATCTAACTTTAGAATGATCAATGATTATATTTCAGTTGAAGCTGCGGAAACTATTGATTTAGCAGTCACTGTGGATGTGGTATTGGATAACAGTCAAAATCAAGGTGCAATTATTTCAAAAACAATCGAAATAGTTAGTAACTTCTTTAATCCATTGGTAATACAATTAGGTCAAAACGTAAATATATCTGAACTTAGAAGATTAATACAAGCAGAAAACGGTATAGTTAGTATTTCTAATATTGCGTTTTTCAACCAAGTAGGAGGTCAATATTCTTCGGCACAAACATCTATGCCTTATTCAGATCCCGTAACAAGACAAATACAACCTACAGCAGATACTTTGTTTGCAACTCCAACACAAATCTATCAAATTAGATTCCCAAACAAAGACATTAATGTAAGAGTATTAAACTTGAAATCCGTTAATTTCTCATAGGGATTTATTTTTTTTCAAAAGGGACTATTTTTCTATGAAAATAGGAAATAAACTATTTATGAAAAAACGATTTTTTTAATGCCAAAATCATACAGAATAAGAACCGAAGTTGGTGTTGACAAGTACATCAATGTAAATTTAGAACAAGATTGGGAGTCTTTAGAAGTACTCTCACTGAAAATACTTGCAAATGATGTTTATACAAGAATGTGTGCCGATTACGGAGTTGTAGTTGGTAGAGTTTTTGTGAATAATGGTTTTGGTTTACCAAATGCAAGGGTTTCTGTTTTCATTCCTCTTGATGATGCGGATGAACTAAATCCTGTAATTTCAGAATTATACCCATACAAAACTATCACAGATACTAATGAAGAAGGTTATAGATATAACTTACTTCCCAAGTTACCATCCTACAGAGGCCACCAATCTACAGGATCATTCCCAAATGTGTCTGATGTATTGATGGATGACTCATATATTGAAGTCTACGATAAATATTATAGGTTTACCGTTAAAACTAATGAGAGTGGTGACTTTATGATTTTTGGTGTTCCTGTTGGGAACCAAACTATTGTTATGGATGTTGACCTTTCCGATATTGGATGTTTTTCATTATCACCACAAGATTTAATTCAACAAGGATTGGCAACAGAGTCTCAAGTGAATGGATCCACATTCAAATCATCAACGAATCTAAGAGAGTTACCACAAATTAAAAATTTAGTATTTGACGTTGATGTATCTCCTTTTTGGGGTGATCCTGATTTATGTCAAGTGGCAATAACAAGAGTCGATTTTGATTTAACAAAATTAGCAAATATTAATATACAACCTACCTCAATTTTCATGGGGTCAATTATATCAACAACTGATGATGATGCTTTAAAAGTAAGTTGTAAACCAAAAAACAACACAGGAAATCTTTGTGAAATAGTTGCAGGACCTGGTGAAATTTTGGCTATTAGACACACAATTAATTCTGATGATCAAGGATTACCAATACTTGAACAATACCAAATAGAAGAAGAAGGAAAAGTAATTGATCAAGACGGTACATATCTGTTGAATGTACCTATGAATTTAGATTATGTTTTCACAAATGAATTTGGTCAGCAAGTACTATCTGACGACCCATCAAAAGGGATCCCAACAAAAGGTAGATATAGATTTAAATTTAAATGGCAAAACGAACAAGGGTTACAAGGGAGTTTTTTACGAGCCAATTTTTTAGTTCCGAATGTTAGAGAATATGGATGGACAAATTACACTGTAGATCCATTAACAAATAACACACCCTCGACGTACCCTTATAATTTAGGTGTTGGTGTTGTCACAGGATCTACGGTTGTTTTTGGTACGGCACAGGGATTAGCAGAACCAACAACGACTAATGTCCAATCTTATATAATATACATAAATGGACAACCATATACAGGAACTCTAAACGCTATTGAAATAACACCAGGCGACCAACTTCAAATTGTTGCAAATCCTGTTGACCCCTCTCAACCACAAGTTATAACCTTTAAACAATATCCACAAGCTCTATTCGACCTTTACAGATCATATGCCTTTAGTACTGATTGGGATGATTATGTTAATAAACAAGAGGCGATTGATTGTGAAGATACCTTTTATGAGTTTCAATATAATAAAGTCTACACGACAGCAATGTTCCTTGATAGATACAAAAACGGAATTGGAAGGGCAAAACACTTAGGTATAAAAGAAATTGATAACAGAACTTGTAAGTCAACTGTTAACACTTTTCCAGTTAATGATATAATAAGGAACTTTGATCCTATATTTTTTGTGTTCAATGTACTTGTTAATATTTTGACATTTCCAATTTTAGTATTGTTATTTGTTGCCCACTTGATTGCGTTATTGTGGCCTGTATTGAAATACTTGTTATTATTCCTTGGACCATATATTGTATATCAGGGTGT